CGACAACTTTGTCCTTAGGGTCGAAGGGTGCTCCATCAATCTGGGTGGCGCTGGTCTATATCCCACTGGCTACTTCATCAACTGGGACACCACGGCCTATAAGAACCTGATCTGGACCGGCAACCTGTTCTCTCTGGCTGGGTCCATCCCCATCACCAACAATCTCCCAGCCACCAACTTCCTCATGGCTGGCGGGAACTTCGGGGGCAAACTCGGGTCCACATCGTCAGTCCAAGACCCCAGCGATCCCTTCACCTTCGCACAGGGCATCAGGAGTTGGACCGCATACAACGCTGCCGTCCCACTTGGCCCCACCCCTGTCACAGTCACCACCCTACCGACCACGGGCACCGGAACCTACATGGTGTCGTGTGTCTACCAGTTGGGTGCCGCTTCCGCACTGAGCGCATTCATGATCGTGCAGGTTGATGGGGCTACAGCCAAGGCTGCTCTTACATCCAATGGTTCGCAGTTGGTAATCAGTGTGGCTGCTGGTAATGCCATCCAGGTGGTTCTGAGTGGTGTCGGCGCTACTAGCCCAGTCACCACCACCGTGACCCGGGTGGCGTGATGAACCTTAACTACTCCCAGAGCACCGGCAAGATCACATCCGACGATGGCACGCTCATCACTACTGGGTGGTCGGGCCACGGCGATGCGAAGAACGATCCCACCCAGGAAGCAGTGGTCAGCACCGGGCCCCTACCTCGCGGGCTCTATTGGGTCCAGCCGTGGGAAGAGACGCACCCTGGCCTTGGCCCCATGGTGGCCTACCTGAAGCCCGACATGATCAACGACATGCACGGCCGTGGTTCTTTCTACATCCACGGCCCGGCGCTGGATAAGGCCAAGTATGGCCAGGAATCCAAGGGCTGCATCGTGATCCCCCGACCTGGCCGTGAAGCCGTGAAGTTCCTGAACCCCACCACCATCACTGTGACGGAGTGAGCCATGACCTGGGACGATCTAAAACCATGGGTGGCCAAGGTGGCTCCAATGCTGGGCACGGCGTTGGGCGGGCCTCTAGGCGGGGCAGCAGGCGTGCTCATCGGAAACGCCCTGGGGATCAAGGACGCATCCCCCCAGTCGATCCAGGATGCGATCAAGACAGGCACCCTGGACGCCGACCACATCCTAGCCCTGAAGAAAGCGGAACAGGACTTCCAAGTCCAGATGGCCGCCATGGGCTACAAGGATGCCGAGGCCCTGGCTGAACTGGACTTCAAGGACCGGGACAGCGCCAGGCAGCGGGAAATCCAAGTCAGGGACTGGACCCCCAAGGTGCTGGGTGTGGCCTACACCGTGGGGTTCTTTGCCATCCTCTGCTTCATGTTGAAGTTCGGGGTGAAGAAGGAAGGCGGGGAAGCCCTGCTGATCCTTCTGGGTGCTCTTGCTGCTGGATCCACGCAAGTCCTCAACTACTACTTCGGGTCCAGTTCCAGTTCCAGCCGCAAGGATGAACTGCTGCACCAGTCCGTCCCTGTGGAGAAATGATGCCCCCCGTGCCTGATCGACGTGAACTGACATTCCCTATTGCCATGGACCGCATCATCATGTGGCTCATCGCTGGCCTGGTTTCCTGGCTCTGCTATTCCACCATGACGATGCGGGAACAGATGGTGGTCATGATCGAACGATCCGACAACAGCCGCCAGGATCTGAAGATCGTCCATACCGAACTGGAACGGCTCACTGCAGCGGACAAAGCTGCCGCCAACCAACTGCGGGAAATCCAGATTAAGCAAGCTGAACACGGCTGGAAGTAGATCGGTCTGCCAGTTTCGAAAGCCTGTGCGCCCTTGATTGGACGCCCCCAGGCAATCGAACTGGCGGATCTACTTCAGCGACATCTTGCCCATCTTGGCTGTGATCTGATCCGCTGCGTCTGAAGCCGCCTCGGCTGCGGCTTCGTCCAGCAGGTGGGTGTAGCGCTTGGTGGTGGACTGGCTGGCATGGCCCAGCAGTTCCCCGATCTGGGCCAGGGTCTTTCCAGCGCTGATGGCTGCGCTGGCGAAGCTGTGCCGAAGATCGTGCATCCGCAGATCCGGGCACTTGGCTTCCACCCGCACGGCCTGCCACAGCTTCACCGGGGACTGGATGCCCGTAATGGTGCCGCTGGTGCGGGGCAGTTGGCCGATGACTTCCATGGCGGCCGGGGGCAGCTGGATGATTCGGTCTTCCCCATCCTGGTCCGTCTTGTGCTCGGATAGGACCAGCTTGTTTCCGTGCAGCTGGGTCCACTTGGCCTTGGCGATTTCCCCCTTGCGGGCCCCGGTCAGGATCAGCAGGTAGAGAAAGGCCACGCTGCCCGTGTTGTGCTTGTCCTTGGTCTTCTCATGCAGGACCGCAGCGATGGCCGCAGCCTCTTCACCCTTCATGTAGCGCTTCCGCTTGGTTTCCTTGTTCCGCTTCACCCCTTCCGTGGGGTTCTTGGCCACCCACTCCAGGGGCTTCATGCCGAAGTTGAACATGGTGGATAGCATGGCCAGCACCCGATTGGCCTGGATGGGCCCGTTCTCTTTGGTGATGGCTTCGTGAAGGTCCGCCATCTGGGTGTAGTCCAGGTGGGACAGCTTGGACAGGGCCAGGGTATTGAAGGGGGCTTGGGGCAGGGGGTCTTCACCAGGCTTGGGGTCCGGGGCCCGGAAGAACTTTTCCCACACCCGCTTGTCCTCGGCGCTGGTTTTCTTCTTCGAAGCGTGGCGCTTCCAGAACTCCACCCACAGTCCTTCCAGGGTGGGCTCTGCCTTGGCTTCCTTCCGGGCCTGGCTGGGGTCACGGCCCGCCCCAATCTCAGTCCAGAATTCCCCAGCGATGATCCGGGCCTGAGCCAGGGTGATGGTGCCGTGGTCCCCCAGCTTGGGCTTCCTCTCCACCCCGGCTTTGGTGCGGTAGTAGAGATAGAATGACTTCCGGCCAGCGAAGCAGCGCATGTGCAGGCCAGCGATCTTTGCATCCCTCAGCACGTCACCGACCTTGGCTTTCTTGATGTTGGCCTCGTTCAGTTCGATCGGATCCGCTGGTCGCATATTGGTCGCATTCATACAGGATTCTCCAGTGTTGTCCTAAACGCTAACCCACTGAAAAGACAACATGAAGTAAGTATCGGTATCATCTGGTAACCTGTCAATACCGACTCTTAATCAGAGGGTCCCCGGTTCGAGTCCGGGAGGGACCACCAAAAGAAGCCGCCCACCATATAGGTGGGCGGTGGATTTTTCCGGCATAGGTTAGGGCGATTGGGTGGCGCTGGTCGCACCTGGGTCGCAAGAATTTTTGCCGTTCAACGTTCCCGGGCGAACCGATCAGGCCTGCTGGTCAGGTGCCACAGGCCGCATTCGTTGCACCGATAGACCCGCAGGACCACGGTGTGATCGTCGCGCATCCGCCGCTTGGCGATGGCCTGGGCCCTGGTGAAGCTGGGGTATGTGGACTTGGCATCGCACACGCTCACGGTTCACTTCTCAGGCGTGCTGCTGGTGCTGGTCCGCAGCCGCTTCCGTTCGAACTTCTCTACCTCTTCAAGAGGGTAGAGCACGGCCCTGCCGAATTTAATGAAGGGGCAGCCGGTGCCATCCACACGCTCATTCGCAAGCGTGCTAAGGGACCGATGCCAACGGGCAGCCAGTTCAGTGGGGGTGAGGTTCATTCCGGCCATTCGATGGATCCTCCGATGAAGTGCTCCCAGTCGGAGCGCAGGCGTTCAATGCCAGGGGTGAGGTAGGCGTAGCTTGTATCACCGGGTGGTTCCCCGGCCTTCTTCGCACGTTTCTTCTTCGTGATGTGGGGGGCCATCTTGGCCAGCTGGCCACCGAACTTGTCTTCAGTCTCCAGGCGGCCGTGGATGTTCCGGCCCTTGGACCATCGGCTGTAGGAGTCGCGCATTCGGTTGGTGGGGATGGAGTCAGGCCACTGACCCCCGAAGTCCCCGCCAGCGATCTGGCCGCTGCGCAGGCAGTCATACCACCATTCCTGCAGCGGGGTCATGCTGGCCAGCTTCTGTTCGGTCAGGGCCTGGGTCTTTGGGGCATCGTTCACGTCCACGGTGGCCAGGTCGAAGTCCAGCAGGAAACGCAGCAGGCAGGCGTAGCCGCCCTGTTCCATGCCTTCCCGCATGTCGATGAAGAACTTTCGATCCTGCATCCGGCCTTCGCCCAGGTTGAACACGGCGAACCGGCGTTCATCCTGGCTGGCAGGCACAAGCCAGTCCTCATTTCCGATGATGGCCACTCGGGTCAGATTGTCGATGGCGTAGGGTTCCTTGCCCTTCCGTTCGATGTTGTGCTGCTGGCCTGTGATCAGCCCCTTCAGGCGGCCTTCGGCTTTCTTATCCCCGGCCCAGGCGGCCTCATCCAGGACGAAGAACAGGTTGGCTTCCAGGTGGGAATTGAAGTTGCCCAGCAGGTAGCGGTCATCATCTGCGACCAGGAAGTGGGACCCCAGCAGGTGGCCGACACGCTCTACCAGTGCGTTCTTGCCGGTTCCCTTCTTCCCCTTGAACACAAGTGCGACCAGCGGCTTTTCCCAGGGGCGCTGGATCAGGTGGGCGAAGTAGCCGATCAGCCAGTGGAACAGTTCACGGTCCCCGTTGCAGACATTCTCCAGGGCGTGTTCCATGAAGGCGGCCACGGCTGGGTGCTGGGCCTCGGCTGAGGGTTCCACCCGGAAGCCGCGCCAGAGGTTATACCAACGGGGCCCGGCGTCCTTCTGGGGCTGGAAGACCACGCCTTCGTATTGGCGCCGGTTGGCCCACTCCATCCAGGCCATCGAGATAGGCCGGGGCTTCTGGTTCCCGGTGGCCCATGGCACGTTGGCATGCCAGGAATGGAACTCGGAAAGGTTCAAGTGCTGGGTG